TGTGTCACTTGGTAAAACTGCTAAAGTAACACAAAATCTTATTCCTAGTAAAGATGATACCTTCGTCCAGTTTGGTAATTTTAGCAGTCTCAAGAAAGTTATTGCGTCCCGTATCTTCTATCCAGTATTCATTACGGGTCTGTCGGGTAATGGTAAAACGTTTGGTGTGGAGCAAGCGTGTGCTCAACTGGGTCGTGAATTGATCCGTGTCAATATTACTGTAGAAACCGATGAAGATGATCTGATTGGTGGTTTTCGCCTTGTCAATGGTGAAACTGTCTGGCATAATGGTCCTGTTATTGAAGCACTGGAGCGTGGTGCTGTTCTATTGCTTGATGAGATTGATCTTGCATCTAATAAGATCTTGTGCTTGCAATCTATTCTTGAAGGTAAAGGTGTCTTCTTGAAGAAGATTGGTGAGTATATCAAACCTTCTGCTGGGTTTACTGTAGTTGCTACTGCCAATACCAAAGGTAAGGGTTCTGATGATGGTCGTTTTATTGGCACTAATGTGTTGAATGAAGCGTTTCTGGAACGTTTTCCAATTACCTTTGAGCAAGAATATCCTACACCTGCTGTAGAGAACAAGATCTTGCGTGCATTGTGTGAGCAACTGAATGTTCCTCTGATTGGTGAGCACGAAAAGTATATTTTGCATCTATGCTCCTGGGCAGATATTGTTCGCAAGACATTTGCTGAAGGTGGTATTGACGAAATTATTTCTACTCGCCGCCTGACACATATTATTCGCGCTTATAGTATCTTTGGTGATAAAATGAAAGCGATTGAACTGTGTCTGAACAGGTTCGATGAAGAAACCAAACAATCTTTTGTGCAATTGTATACCAAATTGGATGATACTGTCGTGATTTCCGAACAATCTGCGGATTGATTATACATAGTATTACCCCATTTTTTCAGACTGATGCCAGCAGCATTTTATCTTGAAGATACAGAGGATTACATGATAGAAAGAGTAGAATTACTTTTTCTCGGAGATGATGATCATGAGGAAGATGAAAGATCCTCCCAGGCAGATCATGAAAGACTAGCAGATCGTTTCAACGCTTGACAATTCACCATGTCTATCGTAAAATCTAAGTCTAAATCAAGAGGTTTCATCATGCTAACTGAAAGAGACTTGAAATCACACGATGATTATGAAAGATTTGCCAAATATCTTGGCATTGATTATGAAGATTACTGTGAAATGGTTTTAGGTGTTGTTCCCGAAGAAGATGAACTTGAATACGTTGGCATTAGATGTTAGTTTCGCATAAACATAAACTAGTCATTTTTACTTTAGAGCGAACAGCATCAGCATCTATTCATTTTGCTTTGGCAAAATATTTTGATGTAGAAATAGATACCATGCTGCTACATATTGCCCTAAAACATGTACCTGCGGAGACTTTTGATAAACTAATCAAACCATTTTTACCTGATGAATACTACAAAATTGCTATAGTTAGAGAACCAGTTAGTAGATTAGCTTCTTTGTGTACTCTAAGAAAAGATAACTTACAATTTTCCGATTGGTGGATAAAGTATAAAAATGACTTATGGACTCATCAAACAAATCAACTATCTGTTAATGGTAAATTATACTTAGACAGATTATTTGATTTTAATCGACTGGATCTATTTTGCAATTTTCTATCAAACATTTTTAAGGAAGATATAAAACTTCCTATACTTGGTAAAAGTAACCCAGACGACATACGGTTGCCAATACAAATAATCAAAGACATTAATAGAGAACTACATGATGATATTGTGCTGTATAAGGCAATCATTAATGCTGGTGGTGAACTAATAATAAATCCTTATCATTCAACCTCTTGACCAATCCACAATCCCCGTGGTATGATTACTTAGTAATCAAGGGAATGAGATGCGCCTCAAAGACACTCATTGTCAAACCTAACTTACTTTTTATCATGACCGTTCTGAACATCGCTAATTCGACTGCTGTTGCTTCCGTTTCTTTCGGTGACAACAATGCTATCGGCGTGAAGTTTACCTCGAACGATACCGAATACGGTTTCATCGCCAAGGATCAAACTCTAGTGCGTGAAGGTCTGGAAACTGCCATCAAAGGTGGTCAAAGTGTTGGCAAACTGATCGCTCAGTATCGCGCTGACGGTCAACTGCAAGCAGTCTGATCTTTCCAAACAACTAAATATTTTGACAATGTGCTAAGTCTTGCAAAAACCACCCCCCTAAAACGGGTGGTTTTGTAGTATCTTGATAAAATAACACTTACTTTTGGAGATGAATGATGTCTAACTATCAACGTGCATGGACCAGCATGAATGGTCTGGAAGCAATCGTCACTAAGTTTGCTTATGTCAAGGATATGTCAGACTGCATTTATGACGCAGCAGAAAGGCATGATTGGGAAAAAGTTCAATCACTTTGCTCAATTATCAGCGAATACACACAATTTGTATTGAATGATTGGGACGTAGCATTTGCTACTGCATGGTCTGAAACTGTCAGTAAAATGAAGGAAGAAACTCTAACCTGTGATAAAGATAATCCTAGTCAAAAGTGTAAAGATCAGTGGAATAGTTTCTGGGATCAAGCGAACAAATAAATATCAAAATGTAGCATAGAGTTACAATGTACGGAACTTATTTTATCTTAGTGTTCTTTACTATTCTCCTCGCATATGCTGGGATTGAAGAGACAATGAAACTCTTTGCCTACGCTGATCTTCAAATGCGTTACGCATTTGTACAACTTCAGATGAAGTGGATGGGTTGGAAACTCAAAAGAGCATTGGTAAAGGATACACGAGATTTCAAAAAGTTCCTCGCAGAATACAAGAATGAATACGAAAACATGCCCTAAATGTGGCGCTACATGGATCAACGATCAGCACTACTGGGCAACAGGTAAAGAAGGTGACCCACATGATCTTGCTGGGTTAGTATGCAACAATTATGGTGATGATACATGTATAAACCCTTGCAAAGGATCGACAAGTGGTGTAACATGGGAGAAACGTGCAAAGGAATTAGATGAAAATTTCCCAACTGATTGAACTAAAACACCGCGAAGACTTTGGACATGAGTGGTATATTCAAGTCCTAAATATCAAAGGATGGTCATTGCTCCAAGCATCTGTAAGTTGGAATGATTATCCATCTTGGCCATATCTACAAATAAAATCAGGAACTGGTAGCACAATTTCTATACTATTTTGGGCATATAGATTTGGATTTGATATTGGATTGATTGAGCGTACATGGAAGTGGGATTATATGGAAGACGTTGATTTTACATTTGATGAGGATAGCAATGTTTAGCAAAATGATCAAGGCAACTGATAAAAAGAAAACCACTTTGAATTGGTGGGAATACTGGATTGGACATTGTTGGATGACTGGATGGCAAACGATTGCCATCAATTTCAGAATGTGGGGAGACCTTATGGGTAGCAATTATGATAACTACGCTTTACTCAATGAGGATGATCCATTAGAAGAATGTTTAGATTGGTTCTGGGTATCTTTGAATGAAGATGATACTTATCCTAAAGAGTTTCTGGAATATTTAATGCAAATGGTAGAAGATATTGAGACTGGTAAAGAAGAACTTATTCCTCTTGATGAGGTAATGGACCGCTTGAGAAAAGATTTGGAAGAAGAAAGTGATGAAGAAACTGCCCGATAAATTACAACTGGATATTATGTGGACAGTAGCAACGTCGTCCAGTATCGAAACTGGCACACGACCTCACCTGATCTTCGCAAGACTGTTGTATGATGATCTTACAAACACAAAACCTCGTGTAGGACTTGGCAGTGTCTAACAAAAAACTTATCAAAAAACTCAAAGACGCTTATACATCATGTTCCGATTGTGGAAAGAAGTATGGTGTCTATTCTGTAGGTTGTTCTTCTGTTTGGGAAGGCAAATGTGATGTCTGTGGTGAAACTAAACCAGTTACAGAAGCACGTGATTATGGTTACTTCATCACTGGTATTCGCAAACTTACTCTTGAAGACAATGCAGCAAAAAGTAACAGTCAAACCAAAGTCGAGCAAGGCTAAAAACCGTCTTGCTAATATCATGAACAACAATCCTATTTGTATTGTAGAACAGGATACTGGTGCTGAATTGTTTCTCGCATCAGAAAATCGCAAATACTTTTTCTGGGTATCAACTCGCACTGGCACTAATCGTTTTGGTGACAAATCTGACGCACACTGGGAGGTAATTGAATGACTTACACTATCACCAAACACATCAAAATTGAACACGAAGAAGATGGTTGGAGTTTTGATTTCACCGCTGATGAACTCGGCACGGTGAGTGTAGAGGATGGCAACGGACCAGGATTTGAAACCATTCGCATTCCCAAAGATTGTATTCACCACTTTATTGATGTTCTGGAGCAATTCAAATGAAACCTAAACTTTATCACATTATGAATATTGCTGTTGAGCAAGGTGTGCGTGAAGGATGGCATCGTGCTCATAAACATAATGACAAACCACATGAAGATGCAGTCAAAGAGTACATTGAAGATGCTGTAATGTCTGCCATTCACGAGTATTTTGTATTTGATGAGGATGAATACCAATGAGCGGCGGACATTTTGGTGATTATGACTATTACAAGGTATCACAGTTTGCTGATGAGTTGGAGCAAGAGATTGCTACCAATGGTTTGAAGTGTGAAGATTATTACATGGAAAACTTTTATCCCAACCACGAACCAGAAGTGATTGAGTATCTCAAAGAACAACTGCCTAAA